TGCCGCCCGATCTTGAACCGCGACCAGTAAACCCACCGCCTTCAAATGATTGTGCGCGAATCTGTGCGACTTGGCCTAGACCAGCAGCAACTTGTGCGCCAGCCATAATGAACGACAGCGGTGGTGGATAACTTGAAAGGGCTAACGTTGCACCCTGATAGGTCTGCATGACCGCCTGAGCTATTTGGAAGGCTTTGTTTAATGCGAATAGTTTTTTGTTGTTTTGAGCTATGCCTGAAAACTGATTGCTTAGTTCACCTAGAACATGATCCGTCTGTTCAGTCATTGACTTAGCTTCAAATTCTGTTCGTCGTTTGCTTCCTTCTTTCGCAGTCTTTTCTAAGAAGGTTAATTTCTTAACAACAGTTTCAACGCCTTCGCCTGCGCTATCTGCTAATACTTTTGCAGGACTATTATCAGCAACCACTTTCCCCGCTTCTTCTGCCTTAGCAATTATTCTGTTATAAAAAAGTTCTATTCTTTCGCTTGGTAATGCTGTGCCAGTTAGCTCTGCCATTTGTTGAATAACTTTTTCAATGGCGGCTTCTGTTTCTTGAGAACCTTTCTTTATTGCACCGTTGGCTATAAAAGTCCCATCTCGCAATCTTTTTTTTGCGTCTATCTGCCATAAAGTGAACTGTTTCTGAGTTATCTCCTTCTTCACTAAAGCCTGAGTCAATCTTTGCTCTTGCTTTATATATTCAGTCATTGCCGCTGAAGGCTCAAAAACGTCTTGAAAACTTTTCTTAGCTTTCAAGGCAATTAGCTCTACGGCAAGAATGCCATGCCGAACCATTTGAATCGTATCTAAAAACGTGCCAAAACCTCGCACTAAAGCAGCAGCCACATCTTGACCTATATTGCCGAAACCTTCGGTATCAAGTGCTGCCTGATAAAATCTGGTGGCAACTTCGCCAATGATTGGACTAAACGCATCTGCAAGTTGATTTCCCAATCCAGCAAACACGCTTTTTGCTCTTGTGACGGAATCGTTCGCAGCTTCAATCTTCGCAGCGTCAACCCTTGAAACAGCAATTCCTAAATGCTCGGCTTCTTCTGCCATCTTTGTAAGGTTTTCAGAACCACTGCCGATCATGTTTAAAACAGCAACGCCCCTAGCGCCGAATAAATCTGTAGCGATTCTGACCTTATCAGCTTGATTCTTAACACCTTGCATCGCATCAGCGACTTCAAGCATCTGCTGGTCTAAAGGCAACTGTTCTAAAATGCCAGCACTTAGACCAAGTTCCAGCAGTGCGTCCTTAGCGACACCTGTACCATCAGCCGCGTCACTAACTCCAACAGCTAGATTCTGAAGTGATTTTTCTAGGGTTCTGTTTTCTACACCGGCAAGGCTTGCAGCGTGTTGCAGACCGGCTAATTTTTCTGTGGCTATACCTAAACGATCAGAAGTCTTTGCCAAAGCATCGACTGATGTCATTGACGCCTTGGTCAAGGCTACACCAGCAGCAACGCCAGCAGTTGCGAACGCTGCGCCGATCTTTGCAATCTTGGTGACTGATGCACCGATTGATTTATTTAGACCGCCTAACTTCTTGTTAAGCGAATTAAAGGCAGCGGCTGTTTTATCCTGCGCTGTTAGCTGTAGTTTAACGTCCCGAGCCACTATTTTTCACCTCAAAGTATGCGATCCATCCCCGAAATTCGACCACGCCCATCTCTAAAACTTCTTCAACCGTTTTGTGAAGATGTTCTGCTAACTGATAACAGAACAGTAGGGCATGATCGTCTGTCAGTTTTTTTCCAGATCCTCATCCTTTGGTTGCATCTCTGCAATCTCGCCAGCCACCCTAATCAAAACGTCAGGGTCAACTGATCGAACTATCTCGACCAGTTCTAGCTTTTTGAAACAAGGATCGCCGTTATCATCTACCAGATAATAGATCAGGGTCAAAGCTAAACCTTCATCCATCTTTTCAGATGTCAGCTTCTGTTGAATTTCCATCTTCTTCTTGACGGAAATCTGTGGACGCACAAAATAACGCCCACCCCATTCGGGAATATCAATCGGCTTAGGATCACTAGCCAAGACTGATTTATAATGTTCCTGTGCCTTCTCCAGAATGCCCATTATACGGTTGTCTTAGTTAATGCACTTTTACCCTGAAACGTAATCGACGCTTCAACCATTCCGTCAAAAGATGCTGAAATGCTTATGCCTGTCACAATACAAGTCCCAGAATAATAAGTATCACCAGAATCTGCCCCTTCTGGGAAGAATTTAATACTTGGTTCATCGTTAATAACGATGCCATTTTGACCACTATCTGTCTCATCCCAGTAAACATCGGCTGACCCTGTGAATGATGTCAGCGTTGGTTTATAAGTTCTGAAGGTCGAAGTCATGGTAGTATCTTCAACAGTATCGCCAGTCTCATCTACTGAAAAACTTCTTAGCTGTGCAACAGCGACATCATCAATTTTTAATACGCCATCTTTACCTACATGGGGCATGATTATCTCCTATTTAAGGTGTTGCAGTGTAGTCAGTTAGCGCACCGCTACCTTGCAAAGTTATGGAAGCCTCTACCATTCCATCGAAAGACGCTGACCGGCTAACACCCGTGACGATAGCAGAACCTTGATAGAACGTATCTGCTGGTGCGGCTGAAGAATCGCCTTCTGGAAAAAATTTTATTGTGACGCTTGACCCAACAGCTAAAGCTGTCTGTCCTGCGTCGTTTTCGTCCCAGTAAACATCAGCAGATCCTGTGAATGCTGTGGTAGTTGGAAGAAAGACTTTCGCCGCCAACCCCATTGTTGTGTATTCAACGGTATCTGCTGTCTCGTCAATAGAAAAACTTCTAAGATTAGCAACTACGGTTCCGTCCTCTTGGCCGGTTGTGCCGCCGACTTTTATGATTCCGTCTCTGCCTGTATGCGTAGCCATTATTCAGACTCCTTTTTTTCAATTTCTTCATCAGCTTTTTTTACTGATTTCTTTTCTTTGACTGGCTTCCAACCTCTAGCCAGCTTTGACTCTACTTTAGACGGATGAAAATCAACCGTAATCTTTCCATCTGGGCTTTTAAGTTCCATTTCTGGCTCCTATAAAGGTACATCTGGACTGTCAACAGCAGTCCTATATTGTACTAGATAAGTCAAGGACACGACACCTATTGGCTGTTCACCTTCACCGTTATAACTAATTTCTGTGCCTGACAAATACGCGAACTTTGCTAGACCGTTTAACGTTCTGTCAGCGCCTAACGCTACTTCTACTTCCTTGCAGATATCATCAACCACATCATCAAAATCTGTTGTCGCTTTGACGTAACCTTCAACAACTACCGACAGTTCTCGATTAGTCACCAGAGATGGCCCCATTATGTCGGTAGCCGAATCTTCGCTAGTCGAATAAACCAACAAAGCAGGCATATTGCTATCAGATAATGGATAGACCCTAGACTGAAAAACATTAGACCCCGTTGTGGTCAATCCTGTAACTGTTGTAGCTACTTGCTCCCTGATTTGTTGCCTGACGTGATCAGCCATTATTGTTCTTCCAATACCAGAGCAACCACGCCTGTATGATCTGGCTGGACGCTGACAACCTTGTAATTTGTCGCATTCTTAATTGTATTACCATCAAGATCGGTAATCGCTGCGAATGCTAAAGCATCACCGAATATAGCTCCTCGCAAATCCTTAGCCTTTCCATATACGACCGGCTGGCTTGATTGAACGTCAACCGAGTCACCTGAAACAGCAAAATATTCTTGGTCTAATATGACCTTAATCGTCGCTGCTGACCCACCCGTTGGCGTATAGGTACAAGAAACGCCATGACCTAGCACGTCAAAGTATCCATCGAAGTCAGCATCGAACTCTAAACTCATCGCTTAATTACTTTCTCAACAGTCTTCTTCTTTAAAGGCTTTTCTTCTTTGGTGAACTCTACGGCATGCCCTGAACTGATGTACTGTCGGGCTTCCGCTGAAGATACTAAAACTACGTCACCGATGGCTCTAGGCACACCATGAACGTGACAAGGCATTTTTATAACTAATTCCATAATAATCCCCATAAGATTGGGGGGCCGAAACCCCCCGTTCTCATTAGCTTGCAATGATGTCTTTGATTACCGCGAAAGATTCGGGGTATCTAAGAGCAACATCTAAGTCTTGGAAGAACGCTAATCGCGTACCGCCAGAAGTAGACAAGCTGCTTTGATCAACAACCACGTCAACGCCAGACCAGAAGCCGAGCATAATTTGACTAAAGTCGCCGTAGATCATTGCTGACAACGCCGTTCCGGTTCCTTTGGTCAGATCAGAAGGTACTAAGGTGCTAGAAGCTACTTCAGTTCCTAAGATCGTACCGTTTGGATCCATGATGAAGTTGCCTTCAACACCAGACGCTTGCTTGCTGACAGTCCTTAAAGCCGCGATAACTTTAGGATTCGTCAAGAAAGCAGAGCTGTTGATCATGGCATTGTCTTCTTCGACAGCCTTCATCAATTCAACTACTTTAGCGTAGGTGATAGCAGCACCGTTGGTTCCCATTGCTACAACATTGGTAGAGGCGTTTGCAATGATGCCTGATGGTGCATTTGCAGCGCCGCCTTCGATAGCTACGTCATCGATCTTTCGTGCGAAAGTGTTGATGATGTCGTTACGAAGAACCTGTTCTACACTAGGATCTGACTGCTGCATTAGCCTTCTCGAAACGTCAACGTATGCCGCCAGCGTTTTCGGGGACATGGTCACTTGTGCAAACGTAGCTGCGCCTTCGCTGGGTGCTGAACCTTCAGCAACGAATGCTGAGTTGGTTACAGAAGCACTGAGCTTAGGAATAGCAACATCGCCCTTCAGACCCTGCATTACGCGAGCACCCAAAGAAGTGATAGTCAGTCTAGCGTATAATGCTTCGATGAACTGGTCTGCCAAATGGTCAGTGCCAACCAAGAACCCACCTTGGCTATCAGTGCCAGCAGTTTGATCACGTTGGCCCCAGTTGATGTTAGCAGGAAGGTAGAAGCCTCGGGCTTCTTTGCCAGAACGAATTGCAATCTCGTCTGAGATTTCACGCTCATAGCCAGCTTCACGCCAGTCACCAGATGAAGCAGCTTTGATAGCTCGGATCAAGCTATACTCACGCCGCTCACTTTTCGCTACGTCAACGACAGCAGCAGGCGTTTGTAAAGGCTGATCATTTCGCATGGCTTCAAGAAGCTCGCCACGGAATTGCTCAACGGTTACACCGCGTTCAATAGCTTTTTCAGCTAAATCACGCTGATTGTGGTGCTTACCCAATGCAATGATCTCAGACACAGATGCTAATGCTTCTGCCTTGGCTGACTCACTGACTTGGCGCACATCGACTTTAGTTTCTTCAGTCATAGTTTCCACCTTATTAGTGTTTAGAGTTTTTTCTGAGGATCGACCAACACCAACGAATTTTGAGCTATCAGCAGGGATTGAAACAATCGATGCTTCCATCGGTGTCCAGCTTGCCCTGTAGTATTCTCGACCTTCATTGTCTTTGGCGCGAACCAGCTTTTTGACGCTATATCCGACAGAAATATTCTGCTTAATACCGGATTTCACGTCTGCAAAAACCTCTTGAGCCAAGGCTGAATTGCCAAATTCAACCAACGCAACGGTGCGCCGATGCGTCTCGTCAAGGTAAAATGATCGCACCACGCCTATCTGCTCATCCATTTTATGGTTGTTCAAAAGGGGCGCACGACCTGAAGCCATAAACTCCATGTCTATGTCTTCCTTCTTATGGCTTAAAACCTCTAAGCCAAAATCACGTTCGACTGGACTTTCACTAGAAACTCCAATCCGAACAATTCTTTTTTCTTCATCTATAGCACCGCTAGAAAGGTCAACAGTGCGATAGACCATTTCAGAAGCCTTGCTTCTTTCGATATCTTCAGCCATCGCTTCATATTCAGCGTCTTCAGCTTGAACCTCATCGACGATTTCAACTTCTTCGCCTGTATCAGCCTTAGCCAATTCAATGATGAATGAGTCTTCTGTTTCTTCCACATTAACTACATGTCGTTCCATGTCTTTCACCTCGTCAGTCATGGGTATATTATCACTAATGTCAATCAAATCCGATGATCTTTCATCGTCTTTCATTTGCTCAACCAATCTTTTTGACCAGCTAAAACCAGCATCACCACCCCAAAGCGCCCAAGCTATCCTACCATTCGACGGATAGCCTTCTTCGCCTTGGTTAAAACCTTTGCCCTTCTTGTCTACTTCATGCCGTGAAAAGAATGAATACATCCTTTTTATCGTAGAATCTGACAGGTTCTTTCCGTTGACGATATCTCTAGCGCGAGCAATACCGACTTCAGTACCGCCACGACCAAACTCACGCCGCCAATCAAGACCGCGCTGCGCGTCTTCTTTCATGCCTTCAGTCGGAGTCGGCATCATCGCTTCCCTGAATGTCTGCGTCTACCGGCATCTTCATTCCAAAAGGCTGGAACGCTGTCTTCACGCCATACTGAGTAGCAAGTTTATCTTCGCGTTCGTGCTGCTCAAATAGTTCTTCAACATCGCGCCCATAGTTGGATTCTATGTCTTGATACGTCACTATGCCATTCTGAAGGCCAGCGATGTTCGCCATCATTTCTTTCTGCGGATCAACCCAACCCCAAGACCTTGGAATATATGTCACGCCATCGGCAAACTTGTCGTATTTCTGGATAGGAAGATTGATGC